GTTTAGTACTGCTGGTAGATACTTGTCGTATGCAGCTTGCAATTTTGCAGTTTGCACACCTTCGAGTAGGCTGCTCATTACTTCAGCTTTCTCTTTATTTAATGTTTTTAATAATCCATCAAGTGTAGCCTTACGGTTAATACTTTCTGTGATTACGCGAACTTCACGGTTCTTAGATTCAACTAATGCTTCTTTTTCTGCGATTGCTTTCTTGCTTTCAGCTAATTGTGATTCTTTCTTAGCTAATTGAGCTTGAAGTTTAGCAAATTCTTTGTTCTCATTTAAGTGAGTTACAGCAAATTCACTTGCAAATGCTTCAAATAGGCGACGACCAAACATGTTCTCACGAGCACTTTGGATGTCTTCTTTTAGTTGAGTCAATTCTGACCCTAGATTTTTTGTTACTGATTCTTTTACAAGAGCAGCACTGCGTTTAATAAATTGACTTTGTAGGTCAGCTAATTTACTGTTAGCTTCAGCTACTAAGCGTACTTTAGTTTCAACTACAGCTTTCTTGTCTTGGTCAAACTCTTTGATCTCTTCAGCTAAGGCATACATAACAAATTTCTCTAACTTAGCAACTGCTTCGTTTTGAACTTTCTTATCTTGGCGTAACTCTTTGATCTCTTCAGCTAATTTAGTAGTCATGAAACTATTAAATTTGCCTGCATTTTCAACCATGCTACGTTTAAATTTAACGCGGTCTTCTGCAAGAGCTTGTTTTTCTTCGGCGAACTCTTTGAGTTCAGCGGTAAGACTTTCAGTAACCATTTTGTCTAGAGCTTCAACCATTACTTGTTTGTCATGATCGTAGCGACGAGCAAATTCTTCACGCAATTCAGCGCGAACAACTTCACGTGCTTCATTAATTTGTGATTCCCAAGCTTCTGTAATAGCAGTTTGAGTTTCTTCGTTAATGATGCCACTTTCCAACAATGGTTTGATAGCTTCTAACATTGTGATCTCCTATTTAATTTTTAGATCTTTGATTAAGCGAGTAACTTGCTCTCTCAAATACTTCTGTACTTTTTGATCTGCGCTTGCTTCACGAGCAATTTCGAATGCCTTAGCACCGCCACGCATATTCATCAGTCCTTCGTAAATCGCTGTTGGATACGCATTAGGTGCGCTTGGTTGCGCAACTACATCTACAGTAACTATTTCAAAGTCACTGACTTGGCCATTTCCTTCGCTAACGTTTCCGCTACCTCTAGAACTAACGCCTAGTTTTACTCCACTCTCTAACATGGTTTCTACTAACTTACCCATAGGAGTTGGAAGAATCTTTAATTTACCAAAGCCATTAGGACCGTCCATCCACATATCCGTAATCATGTGCGACACACGGTCTAAATTAATTTTCAAATCATCTGGGTGATCTACTTCGCCTAAAACGCTGTAGCCACCCTTGATTTGTTCCATAATTTGAGAAACAGCTTTACCAATCTCTTGAACAGGATATACACGTTCATTGTGGTTCTTTACGCCACCTTGAATGAATATACCTTTCATATAAAGATTCTTACCTTTGCCGTCATGTGAGTCCTCAGTAAGAACTTCCATTCTTGCAGCATCGTAGGTTAAGTTTTCTTTAAGATATAAAGCCATTGCTGTTTCCTAATTAACGTGGTTTTAAAATGCTTTTCTTGTTGATAGGACGGCTACCGTCATTACCAGCTAATTTACCCTCAGCACCTGATTTCTTTTCAGCACCGTGACCACCGTCGCCGCCACCGTCCCAAACTTTCTTGCTACCTGGTACGTTTTTGAAGCTACCTGCGTGTGGTAAATTGCCTTTTGGTTTTTCGCTGTTATTTGGTGTTGTACCGTCTGGAGCAGTTTCTGCACCACCTTTAACGATATTTTTACCACTTGCTGAACCAGCACTAATTGGGTTCTTACCAGCTACAATACCTTTAGTGTTTACAGATGGACGTTGACTACGTGCACCAGTACCTGCTAAACCACCTTCTTTACCTTGGCTTGTATCAGCTACTTTTTCAACGTATTCACGAACGATAGATTCTTCTAAATCTTCTTCTTCGTCATCATCTTCTTCTTCGTCATCTTCTTCAGCTGACTCGTACATCATGCCTTCCATTTCATCTTCTTGGCCCATTTCTTCTTCGCCACCGAAATCTGGATCATCAATACCATCGTGATGTTCTGGTTCGTGTGCTTCATCAGCCATCAAAGCATCAAATTCTGCTTTTAATTCGTCAAGTGCATCTTCTAAGTCAGTAATGCGCTCTTCTTCAGAAGCTTCTTCGTGTTCTTCACCACCAAATTCGTCATGGTCAAAAGAACCATCTTCGTCTTCTTCTTCTGAATCAAATTCTTCTTCTTCTTCAGCTAGACCTTCTTCGTCCATTTGAACGTCTTTAACTAAACCGCGTACTTGATTGCCACGTGGTTCGCATGATAAATCTTCTTCATCGACTAGGCTTTCATAAATGTCACGTGATTTTTCAACAACGATGTTGTGGAATAATTCGCGAGCCTTGTCAGTTTCATCATTAATGATGAATTCAACTAATTGTTCGTACTTGTTCATAAGAACTCCTTAATATTAAGTTTATAATTGCGGTATACAACTATATAGATATATGTTTGTAATAATATTTACATATATAAGATAAAAATGGGGTTAAATGCGTTGTTTTTGATTAAATTTGAGAGATAATTACATTCCACCTTCGGATGCTGGTTCTTCTGGAACAGCATATTGCACCCTAACGGTTTCTAACTTTTGTTCATGTTCTAGCTTACGCACATCATTCATAATGCGTAAACGATTTAACTGTTTTAAAGTTATTTTAGTTTTACGCAGATCAGATAGTTTCAGAGTGGTATTATCATCCTTTTCAGTCTGATATTCGTCTGGCATTTGGTCATTAAACATTTCTAATAAGTTCATATTGTTATTTACCAAAATTATTAGATTGCACCAGGGCCAGTAGCTGTAGCACCGCCTGCTGGTGGTGTACCTGCGGCAGCATTACCTGTTTCTGCTGGCGGAACACTGCCCGGAGTATTAGTACCAGGTTGTGGTGCCAATGTATCCATGTCTTGTTGTAGACCCGCTGTAGTTACACCAACTGCACGTAGGCCGCTTTGTGGTGATTCAGTTTCTTCCGGACTTAGATTTTCTTGTGCCCATAGTTCATCATTACGTTGCATTTCTTCTTCGCTTAGATCTAAATAGCGTTCTAATAAGAAACGTTTACTTAAGTAAGGATATTGTTCCAACGCAGTAAATGAATTAATACGTGCGGTGTCGATTTCTGCTTGACGATATTTGGCAAAGTTTTGTGGTTCATTAAAACGTAGTTCAAATAGGCTACTATCAATGTTAATGCCCCTCCAGCGCATAAACATCTTAAATTCAGCGTCTAGTTTTTCAACAATTAACTTTTGTAAGCGCATACAGTATTGGTTAAAGCGCCATTCTTGAATAAGTGCTGTGGTTGTTTTACCGTCACTGAATGTACGCTCACCTTCATCTGTGCCTGTCGGCAAATAACTGCTAGGAATACGTAGACCACGGAACATCTTGTTAGTAAAGAAGCGTAGGTCTGTAATTTCACCTAGGTTTTGACCACCAGCAAATTGCTCAACACTTGATCCGCGACCTTCTGCTGTTACAGGGAAAAAGTAATCTTCGTTAGTTGATAATGGATTATACGTAGCATCCATCATATTTTGTCCGCCACCTGTTTGTGTAGGAATACGACGTTGGCTAATTTCGTTTTTAATACGGTCAACATAGGCCATAGCCAAGTGTGTTGGCATATTACCTACGTCAATCTTGAATACACGACGTTCCGGAGCACGCTGTACACGATAGATAATAATAGCATCTTCTAATAGTTCTTTCTGTTTAAAGATTTTAAAGATACTTTCTAAAATACTGTTACCGAATGGCCAATTTAAGTCCAAGCCTTCTGTTAGACTAATGTGAACTACGTGTTCTGCATCTATTACAGCTTCGTTTTTAGCATGACTAAAGCGACTGCCGCCACTGTATGGTGTTTGTGGTTGTACGTAGCTTCCGCTAGGACCGCCAACTTGTGGGTGATTAACATAGGTATCGCTTGAGCTTAGTGCTGTAGCCGTTAGATTTTGGAAGTTAATGTTAAGATCTTTAATAACGTACTGTTCAGGTTCTTTACCCTCTGCTTCATTAACAATAACCTTAACTACTTTAAACATTTCTGTCCAATATAGTTTAAATGTTTCTGGGTCACGTAGGAATACCTGATCACCATACTTAATAGTATTACGCACTAACTTAAATAGGCGTTTGTTTAGATCGTTTAAACTTACCCATTGTTGTAATTGATCTTTAAGTATCTTAACTTCATTGTCTGTAGGGTCTTCTTTAAAGAATAAATCAAAACCTGTACCGTTTTCAATATTAGGTTGTGTCATGAACTCAGCAAGAATATCTAATGCCGCATTGATTTCACTGTCCATATCCATTTGCTCGTATTGGTTGTAACGTTCTGTACGATTAGGATGGCCAATATATACTTCCGGTAGTTGACTGGCAAAGTTACTATACTTTGCATCTGGCAGATTAGTATTACTTCCGCCGCCACCGATCGGACTCATTAGTCCTGCTGTATTTGCGGTTTTAAAATGTTTTTTCCAAGACATATTCTATTCTCTTAAGGGATACTATATTTAACTCAATTACATTGAGTGTTGTAATATTCCATTTGTTAGTTGGTTGTTTTTTAACATTGATGTTAATATTTGTTGTAGTAACTCAATTTGTTGCTGTACGCCTGGCGGTAAATTAGCCGCAGGTGTAGCCATAGCATCTTTTCTTGCTTTTTCTTCTGCTTGTGTTGTTGCTAATGCCGCAGAAGCAGTAGTAACCGCATGATCCGGTGTAGGTGGTTTAGGCGCAGTATTTTGTACACTAGGAGAAGGAGGTGCGACTGGAACTGGCTTGTCTTTCATAGCGGCCTTGCCTGCCATTCCGCCAAGTTTACTACCACCCCAATAACCCAATGCTCCACCAATGGCTCCACCGACTAAAGATCCCATACCAAATGTAAATGGATCTAGTGCAAGTGCAACAGGATTAGCTGCACCCAATGCGGCTCCGGCCCATGCACCACCAGCACCGCCTAGACCTTCGCCAGCAATACCACCTTCTTTTTCGTGTTTTTGCCCTGCGGTTAATTTAGTATCTTTTGAAGTGTCGTATAAGTCTTTAGCCATTATGCCAAGACCTGCTACAGCACCTGCAATACCCAATGCCTTACCGCCTATTTTGCCAAATTGCTTAAACTTGCTCATTACTCCGCCAGCTTGCTTGGCTTCTTTTTCTGCTAGGTGTTCAGCGATTTCAGCTTTGCTGGCAAATTGGCCTTTTTCATTGCGCCATTTACCTGATTTATCCTGTGTTAGCCCTTTTCCACCTTTTTCTTTTTCAAGACTGCTTAGGTCAGGACCGCCGCCGCCACTACCAACGTCTTTAGTATACATCGGAGATAAAGGCGTTGCACCTCGTGCGCCCATCTTTGCAAATAATAATGGTAACAATGTGCCCAATATTGCCGGCAATGCGGCAATTAATCCTGCTATCATAGGATTTTTTTCTGCAGCGCCTGCAATTTTATTAAGCGCATCTACTGCCATAACTGCGGCTTTTTGTGTTTCACCTAAGGCTGTAGCAAATGCTGGTAAATTATCAGCCGCTAAATTTTGTAAAGCTAGAGCAAATTGCTGTTGTGTTTCCTGTAATGATACTTCAGGACCAGCAGCTCCTTTTTTACCTTTTTCTTGTTCGGCTTTCGCCGCTTCTTCAGCGGCCTTTACGCCTTCTTTTGTAAATTCTGCAGATGTATTCCATGCGTTTGCTAGAACTTTACTTGTACTTGTGGCCATTTCACTATTACTGATAGAAATAGCTGTTTGATTTTTAGCATCTCGTTTAATTTGATCTGCACTATCAGCTTGTATCTTACGACCTTTCTCTGCACTTGCAGAACCATCTTTGTATGCTTGATAAAACTTATCGTTAGCATCACGTATACCACCGCTTAATGATTCAGATGCGGCTAGATCTTTACTAATAACACCGCCGTATTTCATTTTTTCTGCCAATGCACGACGTTGATCATCATTCATAGTCAGTAGCATATCGTTAAAACGGGCACGCTGTTTAGGTTCCATTTCATCGATTTTTTGTTTCATGAACAATGTATCGTTTTCTTGGCGAATTTTTTCTTGTTTAGACTTAATGTCCTCACCAGTTATATCAGATATAATTTTTAAGTTTTTAGCATATTCTTGTGTCTGTGCCGCAACTTCTGCGTTGCTAGATTTTAATTGACCAGACGGACCAGCTAAAATAGACATAGTCTGTGCATAGGCTGTAGCTTGATCTTCCATGCTCATACCCAGCGCATACATACCATCACGTGCAGCCGCACCACCTTTTTCCATAGCGCCGGCCATACGCTTGCTGGCTTCGCCAACATTTAAACCAGTTTTAGCCAATACTGATGTATTATTTGAAACTGCTTTAGAGAATTGATCTAGGGTCATGCCTGCTTTCTGTGCAGTACTGATCATTTCTGTCATACCACCGGCATATATTGCACCTGCCGCAGACATTGTATTGAATCCAGCGATCAGCTGTTTAGTCTGCCCTATCATGAAGCTGATACCAGCTTTGGCTAACTCAGATACTCCGTCACTTAATGCACCCAACGCAGAACCAGCTAATGAAGCAATTTCGCCTAATGCACCAATTTTGCCACCAGCACCTGCAGTAGCAGCACCAAAAG